AAGAGAGAGCCTACTTCTCGCTTGATCGTTGACTACACTCGCAAGATCGTTCGTAGAAACCTAGATCAGTTCATTGGTCGTAAGCTAATGCAATCCACCATGAACTCTGTCTCCATCGTAGCCTCCTCTACTCTAAAGGCCCTAGTGGAACAGGAGATCATCGAAGGCTTCAAGAATCTCGTAATCGAGAGAGATCAGGCCGATCCTACTGTTCTTCATGTGAGGTTCTCCATGAAGCCCATCTTTGCTCTGCTCTACATTGATGTGGCTCTAACGGTCTCCACCAAGCTATAAGGAATCAAAATCAGGGGGAGCTTAAAACCTCCCCCTGATTTCCTACCGAGGAACTATGAAGATCCATCCCGTTATTCAGCACTTGAATTCAGTTGTAACTGTCACCCTACAGGCTAGTTTCGTGGGTGATGCAAACGACTCCACTGATAAACAAAGAATTACATCTTATGGTGATCCAAAGGTTAATATGGCAGGAGATTTCATTGATCCTGTTGGTGGGGTTTTCACTTTCTCATTTCCCGTGTCTGAGTATTACAAGGGAGTGACCACTGAGTTATCCAATTACTCCGTTAGATTTATGACTCAGCTTCCTGCTGGCGTACCCGGTCAGGTGGCACCGACTCAGGGACCACTCGACTGCATTACCTCAGATCCAATCCTAGCCGCAACCACATGGTCTACCGTCATGGGAACCAGGATTGGTGCCACCCTTACCACTCTAAGAGCTAAAACTCCAGCCACATTAACCACACTTCCTGATGCTACTGTATAAGGAGCTAGAAAAATGCAATCGAATATGATGAGAAAAAGGGCCTTACAAGAAGCCAAGAAGTGTCCTGACTGTGAGAGTCAGGGTCATGCTTGTGCAAAACACAACACTGTTGTAAGAGCGTTGGACCTACCTCAGTCTAAGAGTGCCATGCCCTCTAAGGAATATGAACAGGATAAGACCTACCAAGACAAGGGTTCCGAAACTGATTTACAAGTCAACATTCAAGGTGCCGTTAGTCCTGCTAAGGGAGTACTAGACTACATCAAGCAGAAGCGTGTTGCACTAGAACAAGTTCTACAAACCAGAGGTGAGGCAGCAGTAGTCACCATGGCTTCTAAAGATCTTGCTGAGACTGTCCCCGGTGTAGCCAACACCAACACCAGCCTGCTAGGTGGAGTAATCGCCAAATATCTAATCCAACTAACACAGAAGGCCAAAGGCCAGAAGGTGACCCCCGCTTTTAACGACAGCCAATTTCTACAAGAAATCGAACCAATCCTAGAAAGGAAACACGCCTCCATGAACACCGCTGGAAAGAACCTAAAAGACAAGTCTGAGGAAGAATTAGAAGAGATGGAATCTTCTGATAAGGCCAATAAGACCAAGATGAAGAGACAGCCAGAAGGTGACAAGAAGGCTTCCTCGAAGCTAGCCGCCGAAGGTGGAGCAGAGGACGAAGAAGAGACTGAAGAGCAAACTTCTGTTGATTCAGCCGTGGTTGCCCTACTCGATTCCTGTAAGAACGAGTGGACCAATCTAGGTGAGCCTGTCAATCCTTCCACTTGGCCCAAGGAAATTGAAAGAGCCATTCTCAACCTAAACGACTCTATAATCAAAGCCATTGAGTCAACCGAGAGTAAGCTCATCGAGGGTGAGTTCTACTCTAAGAATGTTGACGAAGGTGTAAGCTCTGCTGGTGGTGGGTCTGCCATGATGAACGATCTATCTGTAGCTCCCGCTGAAGAAGGTGTAAATGGCGTCACCAATGATGAAGTTGTAGAGGAAGCTCCTTTAGACAACGAGATCAAGGCCAAGAAGTCTTCCAAGACTGCCGCCGCTGATATCACCTCCACCGAAACCAAAAAGGCCCTCAAGTTCGTCGAAGATCTTCAGGAAAAAGTTGCCGCTCTGTTCTTCGACTATAAAAAGACCGTAGAAGCCACTAATAATTCTGCTCTAGTCAAGTCTGCTGGAGAGGATCTAGTTCGCCTCAAGACCAAGCTCAGCGAAGTAGAGAAGGTAATGAGCAAGCAGTTAACCGTTCTATCCGAGGCCGAGGAGTCCACCGAGAAGCAGAACAAAGAAAACGCCAAGTCTTCAAAACAGTCATCCAAGTTTATGGGCCTATCTCTTGCCTCTGAAGAGTAATTAAAGGAAACTGCATTTTAATTTCTATGAAAGAGGAGTAAATATATGGCAGGCACATCTGACAGCTACCTTTACAGACAAGGCGCTTCCGCCCAAACGAAGTCTGTAATTTCTAGCCGCTTTAAAATTTTCAGTCATGTCGCTGGAGTGGGTAAGTTCGTGAAGATGGGTGTGACCACCTCCTTCAACATTTCCGAGTCCAAGAACATTGACACCATTCGTGGTCTAGGCTATGGCGATCAAATTGCCGAGCTAGTCCCTGGCGTAACCCAGCCTATGTCCTTGACGATCAATCGTCACGCTCTCTACCTAGCCAATATCATGCAGATGTTCGGTTATAAGGCCGGAGCATCTGGACTAGTCCGTTCCCTCAAGCACCACAAGTGGCCCTTCGACATCAAGACCGAGATCGTGTTTTCTGAGCTAGCTTCAGAAGCCAAGGATACCGGACAGGCTCAGACTGCCGATGTTCCCTCTGAGGGTGGCCTAAACAATCTAGGAAACCCCGGCCTATACGCCATTGTAACCGTATACGAAGGTTGCTGGATGTCCAACTACTCCACCGCTTATCAGGTTGAGCAGGCCGCTGTATCTGAAGATGTGACTGTAATGGTCTCCGATGTCTTCGATGCTAACGGTTCCGTCTACGGTGAATTCATTGATTCCGGTCTAAATAAGGGTGATGCCACTGGCCGCTCCTTGAGACTAGCCAACGAACCCAGATAACCAACAAAAACCGATGAAAGGCCCCTCATAAAATAGAGGGGCCTTTTTCATAATAAACTGACTATTGCACTCTTTAAGTGAACGGTAGTATATGTCAAAAACCAAAATAGCCGACATCAACGACATCATAGAAATCCCTGGGAACAAGCTGTTCGACAACGGTCTTTGTGTAGATGCTGGTCTACCTCCGCTTACAGATAGTGCAGAAGGCACGGTAGTTGTAAGCTCCCTACTCAAGAAAAAGGGGGATTTAAATGAAGAACTCACGAAGAACCGCACTTACTACGACAAGACTTACCAGACTGCACCAGGGCGTGATGGCGGTAACCCATTTGCTTCAAAACGAAATGAAGAGGATCAGTTACAGACTCAAGCAGACCCGCAGACGCATGATCATAAACCTCTCCGTTCTTCTGAGGATAAGGCGTGGATGGGATCTATGGGCATAAAGCAATCGGAGTACCATAAAGATCCCGATGAGCTTCCCCCTAGGGAAGACCTTAGAAACTATAGTGCTGAGGGGATCAAGAAAGAAGTTCTAGAAGAAGATCGTGATTTAGAGAAAACCTCCTCCTTATTAATTGGATCATTCAATCATACCGTTGATACAAAAAGAGCCGCTGTAAAAGTTGCATCTGTAAAATCGTTAAGAGCATTCGTAACTCCTACTAATATCAAGATTCACGACCAACATCTAGTTGTCAATCTTCCAAGAACTGCCTCTCGTGACATCGAGTTTGATTCCAAGAAGCTATCCGCTATCGAAAATGAAATCTCCAGGGCTTTAAATGTGAGAGCTAAATACGCTCATTTTATGGTGTCCTCGTCCTATGACGGTGTGGCGTTGGAGTTTCTCTTATGCTAAACCGAGCTAAACTAAGTTCCAGGATCTACTCTGATGATTATAGGGCTAGAATGAAAGTAGCCCCAAAACTTAGAAGGGAAAGAGAAGCCCTCTTGAAAGTGTAACCATGCCAATCAACAAAACCGCAACAGCCGTGTTAACTGACCCAATCTATTCTTTGAATGATTGGAACAAGCTTCATGGGCCAAAAGCCTTCGGCCAGAAGACCGCAGGCTTCAGCAAATTTGCTGGCAATACCTCCAAGTATCTTCTTTCGCATGTCACCATCATGTCTTCTGTCATGACTGAGAACGAGCCTGATGACTACCTCATCAAGCCTGAGTGTTCTTATCTAGTCAACCAGAATGAAGATGGTTGGGAAAACGAAGTTCTCAAGATGTCCTACAGATCCTTCGTAGGAGCTTTTAACTTCCTTGAACACATGCAGAACAGAAAGCAATCCAAAGGTCACATTATCGACTCCGTTCTCAGAAAGATCAGCATCACTGGGGATGTCTGGGTCTATTTCGTAGATCTCTTGGTTGCAACTGACCTAGCTCACGAAAAGCTTGTGAGTCAGATCAGAAATGGCGAAGTAAAATATCTCTCGATGGGATGTGTCACCGATCTAGTTATCTGCTCATATTGTGGACACAGAGTTACTGAGGATGGAAATTACTGCAACCACCTATCATACAATAAGGGGCAGTTCATCCCTGACGACGATGGTGTGTCTAGAAGAGTGGCCGAGCTTTGTGGTCACAAATCCCTACCCAACGGTGGCGTAAAGTTCGTTGAAGCCTCATGGGTAGAGATTCCCGCTTTCCCTGGAGCCGCTGTAAGAGAAATCATTGCAGACTCTTGGGAGGGTCCAAAGACCGCTTACACCAAAGACGCAGAAGAGCTAGGAAGGCGTAAAGCCGCATCTTCATTGATTCTACCCGGAGCCGATGCTACTGATGCCGCCTTTAATAGATTGCTTATGAGGTAAACTATTAAAGCTATGCAATATTTAAACTTTTAATGTCTTTAAAGAAGAAGTCGAATTTCAAATAACCAGGAGTCTTCAACATGACCGCAAAACCTTCACTAAGAGAAAGAATCGCTACCCTAAAGGCCGAGAAAGAAGCCAAGACCGCCGCTTCTGCTTCCAAATTCTCTGCTAAGGAAGCAAAAACTCGTGTAGCCGCTTCTTGGACAATCGCCAAGACCCTACTTCCCTCCGCTCCTAGCGAAGTGCAGTATAAGTTGGCTTCTTCCCTACTAGGGAACTCCACCAATGCTTTGACCGCCATCGTGCGTCAGGCCGCTGTAAATGCTCACTGGACCAAGGTCGCAGAGAAGTTCGAAGAGATGCACAAGGTCGAACTAAATGAGCTAATCGAAGACCCCTCTCTTCTCAGCAAGATGCAGAATGAAGTTGAGAAAGAGCTAAAGGGCGAAGCCAAGAATGCTTCTGCTAAGTGTGAGTGTGGTAAACCCGGTTGCCCCGAGTGCAACCCTAAGACTGCAAAGGCTAAAAAGGCCGAAGGTGAGAACAAGCCCATTGAGAACAAGCCCATTGAGGATAATGAAATCAAGGAACCCGAAACGGAAGTCCCCGCTCCTTCAGTTGAAGACTCCTCTATGGAAGACTCCTCTATGGAAGACTCCTCTAATGAAGCTGACGCCGATGCCTCTGATGCTCCCGTTTCTCCTGCCGAGAACAAAAAGGACATTCTAGTAGAGCAGATTCAGACCATTAAGGATGATGTTGCCGCTCTAGAGGAAGAAGTAACTGAAGGCGAGGAACTTGACTTCTCTGCCATCTTCGATGAAGAGGGAATGGAAGACAAGGCTGACAATCTAGCCAATGAGAATGAGGATTTTGATGGCGACATCGAAGCTTCTGGTGAAGGATTCTTCACTCCCTCTGATGCTGGTGATCTAGAAGGCGCAATGGACGCTGATGGCATGGACTTCGCTGACGCTTCTGACTTCTTCTCCCACTCCGCCTCCGTAGACTCTATGGATGGCTTATTCGCTGGTGAAGCCAAGACCGCCGCTAAGGATGATGTCATTGCTCCTGGTGAGATGGGTGACAAGATCGTAAGCAAGGGAAATGTGGATGATGCTGAGTCGGACCACGAGGACAACATCCTATTCGAAATCCTAGGCGATATCAAGTCTGTTGCTTATGAAGATGGCGAGTATAAGAGAACCACTGAGCCTAAGTTTGAGAAGGCTGCTTCTGCCAAGCCTGCTCCTGCTGTGAAGCGCCCAATTCGTTCCCTAGGTAATGTGAAGACTGCCGCTCCTTCACAAAGCGTTGAGAAGACTGCACTGGCTTCTCTAGTCTTCCCCGATGACGAACTCTTCGGATAAACAACACAAATCAAGTTAAGTTGAGGCCCTGGGAAACTGGGGTCTCAACTTTTATAGACACAAATTTAAAGTAAAAGTACAAGTAAAGAAGAAATAAAATTAGCAATCCTATATTACATGAGACTTATCTCCTTGTGATCTTGCACTGTGCTGATCCGGTAAGCCTCGACCAAAATTTCTATAGGAGATACTTATTATGTATCTTGAGTTGGAATACTACGGCCAGAACGATGGCATGACCATCCCTGATGTAGTCCTAACTGGCGATCCTGGTGTTGATAACGCAACCCTAACCGCTGGCGGCTATAACAGTGGTGCGCTCGTGTCCGTTAAGGCTGGCGTCACCAACAATGCCAATGGCATTGTTATCAATCCCTTCATTGGAACTTCTTCCACTGAAGTCCCCTACGGCTTCCTGCTTCTAGGTGCTGGACAGTTCTCTTCCTCCATTACCCCCTCCGGTTCTGGGAAGACCCCTGTTGTTCGCGCTCTACCTAAGTTCAAGCTACCTTCTTCTCAGGTAGACGGTGCTGGTACTGCTGGACTAGGCAAGTACATCTACGGTTCTCAGGTTACTGCTGGGAAGGTTTCGTTTGCCCCCGGAACTAACAACGGGCTAACCCCCGTGGGTATCTGCACCCACCTCATTACCGCTGCTGAGCCTTGGCTTGGCGTGTCTTCGTTGCTATAAGAGGAGATAACTACTATGGCTACTCTATCCCGCACCCAAGCACAGACCGCTCAGCTAGGTCAGATCCTAAAGACCGCCGCTGGCCGTCAGAAACTTGCCGCCGCTCTCGGACCTTCGCTCCGTAGACGCCGCGACTATATGTCCATCGCTCGTAAGGCCCTCATGGTTGAAACACTACCTGATGGCGCACTACCAATCTACGACAAGGAATTCGATGAAACTGGTCGTTCCTTCGTTGAAGCATTCGTAGTAGGTGAGCAGGGTGGCGACATCGTGAAGTTGGCTAACCCCCTTCGCGTAACCGTCCCCACCTTCGAAATCGCCTCCAACCCAATGATTCCTATCACTCAGATCAAGGAGCGTAGATTCGACATCGTTTCTCGCGCCCTAAATCTAGCAAAGGCTGAAATTGGCGCTGCTGAAGATGGTTTCGTGTTCAACCTCTTCGATACGATTGCTACTGCTGCCAACGGCAAGGCTACCAGCGATCCTATCTACAATGTGAACTACCCCCTATCTGGTAGCATCACTCCTGATGCTATGGCCGATCTATTCGGACAGGTCCAGAGACATGACAACTCCGTTGCCTATGTATTCGTCAATCCCCGCGATTACACTGACTTCCTCAAGTGGCATGACTCCACCCTAGACCGTGAGACCCAGAGACACCTACTCAAGACTGGTATCATGGGCTACCTCTGGGGCGCAACCGTCCTACAGAGCAGAAAAGTGGGCTACGGCTCAGTTTATGTCCTAGCTGACGCTGAGTTCCTAGGCGTAATTCCTGAGAGAGTTCCTCTCACAGTGCTTTCTGCTGATCGCCCTGACCTCCGTCAGATCGGTTTCAGCGTCTTCGAAATCGCTGGATTCCTCGTCTTCAACCCCTCTGGCGTTCAGAAGATGATCGTAACTCGTCCCTAATCAATACCTAGGGATCTAAGATAAGGCCCCGCTTCGGTGGGGCCTTTTCCATTGCAGTTAATTTTTTTCTCAATATTTGCAGTAATAAACCATGAAGGAGCTTATATGCAGAAGCAGTATGTCAGTAACCACACAGTCAATTTCTCGGACTTTAAATTCTTTGTCCGTCCAGGGGATGTTTGTGTGCATAACGAGGCCACAAATGACTTCGTGATCTACCGTAATGGCGACCTAGTTGCTACCCTCAAGACCTCAGTCATGGCTCTCAAGAGCATGATGACCCCAGAGACCAACTATTTCTCTGAGATCAAAGAAGATGCTGTCCCCAATGTTGTTGTCGTAGATGACGCTCCTGGCGACGATAAGATCACCCTTATTAACGAGCTAGCCTCCAAAGGTCTAGATGACCTGGAAGCTGGTAATGTCACTTCTCAGGAGGACGCCAAGCTCAAGCTTTCCAAGTTTTCTGTGGAAGAAGAGGGGACCGATGAAGATCTTGCCGATGACGAAGAGGGCACAGAGACTACTGGAGTGGCAGTTGCCACCGAAGAAAAGGGTGTGACCGTAACTCAGGTAGATCTTAATGAGGAAGCTATCGTCCAAACCATTCCCAGTGATCTAGCTCCCCCAGTCAAGGAAGTCATCGTAACTAAAGACCCTGATAAGATCAAAGCTATCGCTGAGGCTCAGAAGGCTAAGGCCGCTAAGAAACCCAAATCTAAGTAAATTGACTTTCCCTTACATTTGTAGGTGGTAAGTTATGGCCGAAACTGAGCAGAAACCAAGAATGTGGATGAGTATACCCCTCCAACACTTGGCTTCTAAAAAATACAAAGTAGCCTTCTCCATCAAGGAGTTAGCACAAGCTTCAAACGATTTTTCTAAGAAGTATGTGGGTGGATGCACACCATCACTAATCAAGTCCGAGCCTAAGAAGCTCTTCATGCACTATAGGGTTACCTGCACCAAGGCCGATTCAGACCCCAAGGGTCATGAAGTCAGGGTGCAGTTTGACCTTTCTAAGATCGACACCTCCTCTACCATCAACAATCTAGATGTGAGAGTGTCGTGTAGTTGCCCAGCTTTCCTATACTGGGGCGCTCAGTGGAATTTGAATTCCCTCGATTCTTTAGAGGGTGTGCCTCGTCCTGAGCTAAAGGCTCCAACCGAACAGCTTGAAAAGCGTGACACATACTTCATTTGCAAACATATCAAGGTGGTTAGTGACAGAATCACTCCAGCTATCGGTAATGTTCTTAATAGAATCAAGGACAGGCTCAGACTTGAGAAGATCCGTGATGATAGAGAGCAGGAACTAGCTGATAAGAAGTTAAGACAACAAGAGCAGGAAACCAAACAGCAAGAACCAGAGAAGCCTCAGCCACAAGAGCAAGCATCTCCAGCTACTCCCCCTAAGCCCAAGAAGCCGCCTGTGAAGCCTGATAGGGGGCATCTTGACATGGGACAGAGCAAACCGTCCAGGACAAGACCTGGGGTCATTAACTAAGCGAGAAAGCCATGCACGAATTACTTGTCAAGAAAGCCGCCCCTTTAAGCGATGATGCCAAAGACCGCCTTGGTCAGCATGGTGATGTCGTAGTTGAGGAGAGGGCTATCGGTGATTACGAATTCTTCCTGGTTCAGAACCGTTATATGCGTTATGTCCAGTTAGGTATGCAAAGAGTGGGTCAGGACATGACCAATATTGAGGAGCAGACAACCAAAATCCCTCAAGAAAAAGGAAAATTTTCTATGAGTGAACTGAAAAGTTTGCTCAATGAGTGGGTATTTGAATATGAGAAGATCCTGATTGGGACTTACGAACCTAGAAAACGAGCATTCTACGCTAAGATTATCAGGGCGCTAGGATTCAAATTAGGCGAGATGATGGTGGCCGGACATTCAGTCCTGGTCCTCAACGAACCCGCCGATAGCGAGTAAGTCCTTCCATAAAACAGACTTTCAGAATCTTAAGATGTAGGATTAACAAGGAGTCTATATGGCTAAAATTGCCGCTACAGATAACACCGCTATGAACAAGCTCTTCGCCCTTGAAGCCACCAAAGCTGGCAGTAAGGTCGCCGCTGGAGATGTTCAGGCATTCGAAGATCACAAGGACTATGTATCCACCCTAGAGTCCATCCTCAGCGATGACAAGAAGACCTCTTGGTCCCCCAACGATCTTCTACTAGACTAAAGATACGAGGTTCAAATGACTCGTAATCTTCTAGATGCCCTGATTACGGCAACATCCGAGGTCTCCGTGAAAACTGGTTATTTACAGCCAGGGGATATGGCCGTTGCCGCTAACGGTAAGGCTTTCGTGGTTACCGCTTCTCGTTCTATGGGTAAAAAGAACACCTACAAAGTCGCCTTTGAAGACGGCACTGAGGTTCCCCTAGAAGGCGATGGAGTGATGACTTTTGAAGACATGGGCGCAGAGAATTCTCCCATGGAAAAACTTTCAACGCTGCATAAACTGGCGTTGAATCCTGACTTTGATCTTTATGTAAAAACCTCCATCTCGGACCACAACCTCCCAATTGATGAAGATGTCAATTGGGCTAAGTGGCTTGAAGCTACCTACAGAATGATGGTGGCTCCAACTAACGATGAAGTGAGAGATGAAGCCATTCACCATATGCTTATCGAAAATCTATTCAGGTACGATGCCCTGGCTAGGTTCGATGCTTCAAGACTCCCTGCCTCTATTCAAGCCCTGCCAGTTGAGAAGCAAGTGTCTTCTTACCTGAAGGGTTATTTCCTTAAGCAGAGATCTGACTGCGTTGAGTGGGTCAAAAAGACTTACGCAACGGGTAAAGAAATGCTCGTCATGGACGATGCTGACGGTAGCGAAGCCTTCATTAACAGCCCTGAATACTCCGAGGCCGATTCTGGTTTTGAGGGCTCCATCTCTAAGATGGACACAGAGAAATTCAGAAAGTCCTTCCTGCACTTCCTAGAGAATGGTGCTGGGCTAACCCACAAGAAAACAAAAGAGAAGGTTGCACTTCTTCTCAACTTGATCCTAGACACTCCTGCTACCAAGCCTGGAGAGATTATTCAACGACTCGCTGATCAAGCTGAGGTGTCGCACTCCACAGCTACCAAGCTATTCTTCACTACGCTTCCTCCTCTAATTGAAAAGTTTATGAAGACTCCTGAGGGTGCTTCATTGAACAGTGAGAAACAACCCTCTGTAGCTAAGCATTCTAATTTGGAGGACTCCTCGATGCGTAAATCCCGTTTTGCAAAAAGTAAGCAAGCTGAAGCTGATAAATGCCCTCAGTGCGGCCAGAATCTAGTAAATGGAATCTGCCCTACCTGTAAGGACAAGGCTGACAAGGCCGCTAAGGAACAGTCCAAGGCTCTAAATACCCAGCAACAGCCTGAAAAGACTGGTCCCCAGGTCAAGTCTTACGGCTCCGTAACCGCTGGTAACAAGGCAGCTAGAACTGAAGGAACCCCTTCTGCATGGTCCGTAGATAACAATAGAGTTCTACCCTCCAAGGACGGTGAACCCGAAGGTCCAAAGATCAAGATCAAGGCTTCTACTGATAAGTATGCCACCTTCCGTCACCTAGCTGAAGAGGAGGCTCCCGCAATTTCTGAGGCTCTAGTAGAACTTTCTCAGGCTTTCGCTACTCTAGCTGAAGCTTCTGAAGCTCTAGTAGAGAATCTAGACCTAGCCCCTATTCCCGAAGAGGGCTCTATTAAGGATAAGGTCGCTTCTCGCAAGAAGTTCGCATCCACCCTTAAGAAGCTAGCCGAAGAAGCACCTGATAAGGTTGAAGAGGCCGTCAAGGAACTTTACAGTTCTCTAGATGAGATCGCTTCGGCTATGGAAAATCTAGCTTCTAACCTAGGTATTGATCTAGTCAGTGAAGAATCTGAGTTGGATGAAGAAGTCCATGATGAGCTAGCTGATACCCATGACACTGAAGAAGTTGTTGAAGAAGTTGACAACTCTGAAGTGCCTGAGGATGTTCAGATTGATGGTGCCGATGCTCCTGCTATCCTGGATGAGTTTGTCGGTGAGAACAAAAAGAGCAAAGAAGCAATTAAGAAGCTTCACACTGAAAAAGGGAAAGAAATTGAGTACGGTCCTGGTGGAAAGGTAAAATGCCCTTACTGCAATACCTGGAAGAAGGCTCAGGAACCTTGCCCTAACTGTGGTAATAAAGAAGCCTCTCTACGCGAGAGAATCATGGCCCGTAGAGCCGCCAGAACTAAGACCGCCGCTCAAGTAGTCTGCAATACCGAGTCTGGTGGCGTGTGGACCAAGTATGAAGCTGGGGATGATGAAGCCATTATGAAGGCTTGTGAGGGTACCAAGTGGTCCCTTTGTGACCCAAGAATGGCCGCTGAGTATCTAGCTAAAGGTCCTCTATTCATCTTGTCTGAAGGCCCCGAATCCTTCGCTGTGTATGATCCCACCAGAGACATCATTTACGATGTGGATGATGCCGAGACTGACTTCTTTGATGAGGAACTAGCAGAACTAAAAACCTGCCTAGGCCAGTAATATACGAAAAAATGCATTTAACTTCGGGGATTGAATAAGTCCCTGAAGTTTTTTGTTTAAAAATAAGTATCAATAGATGAGCGAGTAGTTAACTTGCAAGAACGAGGTATACTTAATGGCGTCACCTGATGTGGGGATTTACGGGATAGAGAATACGATAACTGACAAATGGTATATCGGATCTTCGGTTGAACTTAGTAAGAGGTTCAGTAGGCATCTATGGGAGTTGAGGTCTGGTAGACACCACTCCGACAAGCTTCAAAGATCATTCGATAAGCATGGTGTTAAGGCATTTGATTTCAAGTTACTAATGGTCTGCTCCAAAGAGGATCTTGAGTTCTATGAGTCGAGAGCAATCAAGGCTTATAGGGGGTTTACCGATGGCTATAATGTCGCGGCTGAGGCTAAGGGGGGATTTATGCGAGGTCGTAATTGGCCCGAAGCTACCAAGGCCGCTAGGATTGAAGAGATGAAGACGCGCAGAATGACAGAGGAACAAAAGACAAAAATCTCTGAGCTTAAAAAGGCTGAGTGGTCTAACCCAGAAATTCACGAAGCTAGATCAGCGAGTATGCGTAAGCCCAAGAGTAAAGAGGGTGCCGCTAACATTGCCGCCGCCTCATTGAAACGCTTGCGTGACCCAGATCCGGCTCAAGTTGAAGCTAGGCGTCAGAACTTACTTAAGGGCTGGGAAACCAGGAGAAATAATAAAAGACAAGGGAGTCTTTAATGGCTGAGAACTCGCCGTACTTCGAGTCAATTGTAGCTGATAGAGCATTACTATTAGATCCAGAAGACTACCAGGGTGACCACACCCTTTCCCTAGAAACCCAAGCCGACATCGTAGCGCAAGACATAGCGTCTTACATCTTCGAAAATTTTAGAGACTTTTTAAAGATCCTTAAATTTCTCTCACCAGAAGATCAGGAACTTTTACTCGGCTATTACATCCTATCCAAAACCCAGTGGAGTTTAGCCAGAATTCACAATTCCACTCAAACCATCTGTAGCTTTAAACTTCGACTCGCCGTAAAAAAGCTCGGGACTTACATGCTCCTTGGAGTGCCAACGGCAGAGAAGATTAACGAGATCCTAGAGAAGTTTGGTAGAACGAATTTCAATGAAGAGGTCCGACTCGCTGACCTAATCGACTACTACGCCAAGACTCGTTCGTTTAAAACCGTTGCCTCCCATTTCAAGGTCAAGAGACCTGATGTGAGAAGGGCTATGAGTAGTCTTGCTAAGGAACTGATGGATCAGAGAGACATTCACATGATGGCCTTGGGTGCTTTCGTATTCGGATTAATCGACAAAGCATCGGCTCAAGGCAAGGGTTTATCGGCCAGAGAGAAGGCAAAAATTTGTCCCATCTATCGCAGAGACCCACCCATTCTAGGGGAATTCCAAGTCAATGTTCAGGATTCCGACTTTGAGCATCTCTTAGTAACCAAGGCTAATTATTAGAACTGCTCTCATTTTAAAACTTTCAGCCTCTAGTATAGAGCGGAGTCATGCAATGCGTTCCAAAAATAATCAAATCCATTACCTAGGAAGAGTTAAGTCTACCATTCCTCCTGCGGAAAAAGGTGCTAAACAAGCCGCTTCTATGGGCCTTGTAAGGATCGCTGGGAATGTTTTTGAATGTCCTAGCTCTAAGGATTTATGGAAGGTTGAGGGTTCCAAGGTCATTCGACTATCCTCATCTGAGGTAGATAATGACGAATCCCTCAAGCCTGCGAATAAGGCGAATCCTTCCAAGTTCTTGAAAGACATTCTAGCTGAACTAGAGCTATAAGAGAGACAAAATGACCAAACCAAAATACGCCGTTACCTCCCTGTTAGACCAGTTTCTTGAAGAGACTGAGCCTGACTATAACGCTTTGGGACTAAAAGGCCCCAAGGCTATCGGTGACCAATTCAGGGAACTCTCAGCCGATGAAGCTGATTTCGGTTTCCTAGATGGCATTGCTGGACACTCCAGACACCAGACCGCCCTTGGTCACACCTCCAGTTACACGCCTCGTCAGCTAAATAGAAGCACTGATGAGACCAATGACTCCGTGCTTGGTGAGGCTACCCAGTCCTTCCAAAAGGCCGAGAACACTGATTACGAGAAAAAGGGGCTTAACGAAAGTGAAATTCACAATCGTCTGAAGCTCCTTTTGAATTTAGGGTTCACTCCTGAGAAGATCGCTGGCTTCATTAAGTCTGCTGATCTAAAGGTATTTGACACCTCTCAGTCCCTTGGCACCTTCATTCAGGATTACGCTCCCGGCCTAGGTCTAGCCTACATCGAACCCAATTTTTACATGCAGTCTTGTGATCAGTCTTTCGCCAAGATTCAGAAAGAAGGCAAGCTAAGAGCAATGGCCGTTAAGAAGGTTTCTGCTTGTGAAGGTTGCGCCAAGCTCAAGAATGGTAATTGCAATTTATACCGCAAGCCTGTAGTAGCCAATGCCTCCGAGTTAACTACCGTAGTAAAGGCAGAGCTAGAGAAGAAGAATATCAAGTCAGCCTCCCTCAAGGAAGGTCTAGCCAAGCTAGCATCCAATGAGAAGGTTGCTCAGCCCTCCATCACCGCTATGCAAAATACTGGCACCGTAAGAACTGCTGGTGACAAGACTGCAATGATCAAGAAGGAAGCTTCTGTTGCTGAGATCGGAGCCGCTATTACCGCTGGCATTCCTGTTCAGAAGGTATTCAAGCAAGCCGCCGCTCAGTATGGTAAGATCTCCGCTATGGCCGCTGTAAAGCGTTATATCGCCTCCCTAAAGGGTTCCAAGGCCAAGGTTGTTATCGCCGCTCTAGACTGCTCTTACCTTAAGGGTAAGCTAGCATCCACCAATGCAATCATTGGTGAGTCCAAGTGTGCCTCTTGCTCTTACAGAGGCGGGATGCACTGTGGCTTGACTGGTGGAACTCTTCTATCCTTCCCTGGAATGAACAGAGTCGCAACCAACAAGATTTCCCACAGCACTGAGACCGATGGTCGTTCCGTTCTATTCGAATACGAGATGCTTGATACCAACGAAGATGTTCCTCTAACGATTGACGAAGATAGAACTGATACCGATGTCGAGTTGACAACCACTTCTAAGATTGATGTAGAATAATGAGCGATGATACTCTTGTCGTTATAGACGATTCGGATGAGATTCCGACCCTGCTGACTAGCATCCCCGCTAATCGTATGGTTGAAATCCTGGATCTAATTGAAGATCCACTAAAACCCGTATCCGATATCAACCGCATTATTGCACAAGAGATCGCCGCAGTAACCGGGGAAATGGCATCACTCACCCAGTCTAATGCTTACAAGCTAGCCATCCTCAAAGAGCAAGTCAGAGCTTTGAGAGAGTTAGCCAAAACACTAGTAGAAAACGAAGTTCTATCCAAGAAGGATATCCTAAACTTCGATGGACCTAAGTTCCAATTCGTTTTCCAAGAAATTACTTCCAGCTTCAAGAAAGCGATGAAAGATTCTGGAGTTTCTGAAGCCTCTGCAAATGATGTTCTCCGTAATTTCAGAGACATCATGGCAGCTAAGGAAGTAGAACTACGCAAGGCCACTGAGAAAGTGGAATCAACCTTCATTTTGAAATAAGGGGTAATGATGAGTAATGTTCAAAAGTCTTTCACTACAATGGGTCTACAGGCCGTTCTTGGTGCTGTAACCAATGCAGTCATTGAGGCCGAAAAGAAGGCCAAGAGTTCCAGGGAGATTCAGTCCCTAGACATCCTTCGTCCAGGACTTCGCCAGGATCTATACATTGGCAAGCTAATGGTCGTTCCTTACAATGTCATGGAAGATGTCAGCAAGGTTCCCCTACCTCTACTCAAAGGCGCTACCCTAAGTCTATTTGATGGTGAGGAAGCCTCCTGCCTAGAAGCTCATAGACTAGCTGAGACCGAATTCGATGAGCTAGAGCCTAAGGACTTCGTAACCTACAAGGATAAGGTCTTCCGTGATGAAGATGGTAAACTGGGGTGCCTCTGTGTGTTCCTACCCGCTTGGTCTAATCCTCGTGATTACGCTGGCTTCCGCTTTGTCAAGGACGCCACTAAGCTAGAGCAGTTGATTCGTCACTTAGTATTCTCCGCTTATTTCAAGCCTTCTCTCTCCGCAATGTTCGACATTCTAGAAGAGGACCAGCTAAAGCTTGACGCCGTAAACATCCAGCACGAACACATGGGGCCAATGTCTGAACTAATGGCTAAATCCAACACCTACCCTGTGCTTGAGAGCGGTGCTACAAAGACCGCTGGGGTGGCTAGGAAGCCTCTATTGAGGTTTGCTGCATCCGAGATCAACTCCATTAAAGAGGAGTTCCTAAGCCCCGAAGAGAAGGCTGTAATGGATCAACTATCTGAAGCTGTGGTATCCAAAGCTTCTTCTTTATCTGATGGGCCTACGGGTCACACCTATAATCACAGCAATGGCATAGTCCCTCAAAGAGGCGGCTATAATGACAGACCAGCGTCAGAGCCAGTAACCAACGCCTGCCGTAAATGCAATGAAAGCCTAGACGGAAATAAGAGTGATTACTATTGCGATAAGTGTAACATGCCTCTCAAGAAGTATGCTGAAGGTGAGGAGCCAGTAGAGGCTTCCATGATGCGTATTGGTGACGAGGATGGCGCTGTTGTATCCGGCCCTAACACAGATGAAGATCTAATCATTGCCATCGCCAAGGATGCAGAAGACCTAGTATCCGAGAAATATCTAGCTTTGGGAGACTCTCTGGACCTAGTTGAGAATGTCGATTCCGGCGCTTACGATCTGGCTCTTGAAGAGGCTATTTACGAAATCATGGAAAAGAAGTCCATTCCTTACCATGATGCCGAGGAAGTTGCCGCTAAGGTCAAGGAGTACTTGACTGAAGAATGGGACGGAGAGACCACTGAAGGATGGGACGAAGAGAAGGTAGACGGACTAGACCCCGAGCTAGAAGCGGAACTAAACAGTGTCTACGGTGATCCCGACATTGACATTGATGCTGAAGAATCCAAGACCTCTTCCAAGAAAGTTGCATTCATTGACTTTTTCGGTAAGTGTGAGAAGTGCGGCGCTCTAGTTGGTGTCCCCCCAGGTTCCGCTCCCGAGGGTCATGCGATCCTCTGCCCCAAGTGCCAGGGTGGGGATAACGACCCCAAGAAGACTTCTTCCAAGAAGAAGGCCGGTAATCCTACCGCTGGGTCCGTGGGTAACCACAAAGCTGAGCCTAAGAAGGCTACTCCTACTTCTTGGTCTGTAGATAACACTAGACCTGAACCCTCTACTCTTCCTCAGGAAACCACTGAAGAGCAGATCGAAGCCAAGGAAAAGACTACCCCCAGTATTAATACTTCCGTATCTGCAAGCCTAAAGTTCGCTAAGGCCACTGAATACTTTGATGTGGTAAGAGAAGAACTACAAGAGCCCGAAGAAGCTGCCGTTACTGATGACTCCGGCCTAGATGTCCCAACTGAAGTCCAGACTGCCGCCGATGTTCTCTCTGAGGATTTCGCTGGTCAGAGGGGCCTAGGCTCCAAGCCTGACTATGATTCTGAAAAGTCGGTTGGTGCCATTGAGCCAGAGGACGCAGAGAAAGAGCCTAAGAAGACTCCAGAAGATGTGGAGAGAGAACTAAATTCTCCCGCTGAAGAGAAGCCAGAGCCTAAGAAGACTCCAGAAGATGTGGAGAAGGAACTGGACGAGCCTAAGCCTGAGGAAAAGGCCAAGGAAGAGAAAGAAGAGCCCACCCCTAAGCAGGGCGGATTAAAAAAAAAATTAAATAAAGAGGCTATCACCTACCAGCATCCTGGTGACGGACTTCACGCTCTAGACATGGATCAGGAGGATGTTCTTCTCCGTCCAGAGTCTCTCAGCGCCCCCAAAATTAGCAAAAAGAAGCTAGCCTTTGACTGGGCCACTCCTGGACAAGTTCTAAGAGAATTCCAGCCTGGATTATACAATCAGCTTCAGGATCAAATGCACGACAGGGATGACTACTTCCCCGTAGAAGAGTCCATGAATAAACCAACCTCTCATCCAGGAGAGCCTAGCCGTGATGAGAGCAATGCAGAAGAAAAGCACACGCTAACTTCTCCCGGCCTAGTATCTACTGAATCCGGTGGCGGAACCCCTCTTCGCTCTCAGGAGAGAAACATCCGTGGACCCTTCTTCATGGATCAGTTCTACAAGATTCACGCTGATATTGCTCCTGCGAACTTGACCGTGAA